TCTGCAACCCAAGGTGGTTCAGCTCCTCAAACAGTTAACTTATCAAACTATGTTTGTTTAGTTACTGGAACTGGCGCTGGTGCAAGTGTTGGAACTGTCAAATTGATGGATCTAGCAGTTGAAAGCGAATATGATATTCGTCGTCAAGGAAGCCTAATGGTCGCTAAATATGCAATGGGGCATGGGATCATTCGCGCTGAATCAGCAGTAGGTATTAAAGAGGCTTAAAACTCTCTTACCCTAGAAGTCACTCGGTCCTCGTTTTTCATAACCGAGTGACTTCGTTTTAATTTTAAAAGGATATTATGACAACACAAATAACACTTACAACCGAATTACAAGCTATCAATACTATGCTATCAATCATAGGAGAAGCACCAGTTTCTTCAATTACTGAAAATATAGGTGCAGATATATCTATAGCAAAACAGATTTTAGATGAATCAGCAGTAGACATTCAATCTAAAGGTTGGAACTTCAATACTGAAGAATCATATTCTTTAGCATTAAATTCAGATTCTAAAGTACCTATACCAACAAATGCTGTATGGGTAACTACTAGAAGTGCAGATAATCAAAGCAAAATAATTATAAGAAATGGATTTTTATATGATAAAGAAAACAAAACTTTTGTTTTTGCTGCCGCTCAAATTGTAGATATGATTATTCTTTTACCTTTTGAAGAGTTGCCACAGTTTGCAAGAAGACTAATTACTACTACTTCAGGTAGAAGATTTCAAGCTAGATATCTAGGCTCAAAAGAATTAGCAGGCTTTACACAACAAGACGAAATGGACGCACTATTAAATTGCGAACAGTTAGACGCAGCTAATGAAAAACAAAATATACTATCACAAGATTTACCTAACTCTATTATATTTAGAAGCGGTAGACGCAGGTTTTATTAATGTCAGTAGTATCTTCATCTATACCTAATTTAATTAATGGTATATCAGAACAAAATCCCACACAGAGAAATCTTAATCAAGCAGAGACTCAAGTCAATGCTCAGTCCTCAATTGTTAAAGGTTTAACTAAGCGTCCACCATTAGAGTGGGTTAGTAATCTTTTATCTTCTCAAGTTTTTTCAACAAATACAGCAATACACCCATTTATAAGAGATAACAATAATCAATATTTTATTGCTGCTTATAACGGTGGTATAAAGGCTTATGAATTAGATGGCACTGCTAAAACAGTTTCTATATCAAATGGCTCTAGCTACTTAGCTACCTCTGATCCAAAAAATGATTTTAAATTTGTCTCAGTAGCAGACACTACATTTATACTTAATAAAGCTATTGTTCCAACAATGGCTTCTACAACATCTGCAGCTAAAGTAAATGAAGCGCTAGTTTATGTTAAGCAATCAAATTTTGGTAGAAAATATACAATTACTTTAACTCATCCAGATATGAATTCAGGCAATGCAGTTTCAAGTACATATACTATGCCTAATGGCGACAATGTTCAAACGCAAGGTCATTTAAGAGATACAGCAACTATTGCTAGTATTCTTAGAACTGGATCTGGTGGATCACCAGGTAGTCATTCCGGTTCAGCTTTAACAAGCTCAACTATAAGCAACCATTTTACAATTGTTCAATATAATTCTGTATTGCATATAAAACCAACTGATAACGATGGCTTGTTTACTATCACTACATCAGACGGTGCAGGTGATTCTGGAATGTATGCTATTAAAGATACAATCAATGATTTTACAAATTTACCGTACTATGCGCCTAACAACTATATTGTTAAAATTACAGGCGATGAAGGGCAAGTAACAACTGATTACTATGTTAAATACAGCACAACTGAAGTAGGTACGTGGACTGAATGTATTGGTCCTGGTATGCAAACTACTTTAAATGCTGCAACTATGCCGCATAAATTAGTCAGAGCTACTAATGGCACATTTACTTTCCAACAATGTTCTTGGGATTTAAGAAAGTGTGGAGATGACGCTACCAATCCAATACCATCTTTTGTAGGTTATACAGCAAACAATATTACATTTTTTAAAAATAGATTCGGAATATTAGCTGATGAAAATATTATATTAAGTGAAGCAGGTGGCTATTTTAATTTCTTCAGTCAGACAGTAGCTGCAGCTTTAGCAACTGACGTTGTAGACTTAGCAGCAACTTCAAATGAAGTATCAGTATTAAAGCATGCAATACCATTTAATGAAGAGCTAATTTTATTTAGTGATTTAGCGCAATTTAAAGTAGAAGGTGGATCTACAGGTTTTTCATCTACTGATGCGTCTATTACATTAACTACTAGATTTGAAAACAAAGGAGATATAGCACCAGTTGGTGCCGGCAACTATTTATACTTTGCGCAAAGCAGAGGAGACACCGCCGCGCTTAGAGAATATTATGTGCAGCCAGATACATCAAATTACGATTCAGTCGATATTACTGTTGGAGTTCCATCTTTAATAAATAATTCATGCTATAAGCTAATTAGTAATACTATTGAAAACACTATTATAGCTTTAGAAGATGATGGCGCAGACTCTAATGCAGCTCCATATACAGCAACTTCAGATGTTAATCCAACAAAAGCTAGTAAAATAAATGTTTATAAATACTTTTGGAATAACAATGACAAAGTACAAAGTGCTTGGAGTTATTGGAATTTTAATGGAGTGCAAATAATAAGTGCATTTTCATATGAATCAAATATATATGTAATAGCAAACGAAAGACAAAAAGCAAACTTATACAAAATTGATTTAAGAAATTTAGAAAATTCAGATCTTAATATGCAAATTCATTTAGATCAACGAGCTAAACTAAATGGTTCTTATTCTGCTGGTACTGGTCTTACAACCTTTACGACTCCTTATCCAGTTAATGCTGGATTAATATGTGTAGATGCTGCAACTGGTTCTGATATCAGTATAGTGGCCACTGCAAGTTGTACTATTACAGTTACCGATTATGCCAATATAGCAGTAGGTAAAACTATTGTTTTAACTAAACAAGATGGCACTACAATTACTTTCACCTCAGAATCAGCCGGTGGAACATCTCCATCATCTACATTAGGATGGCGACCAAACACATCGAATAATGTAACAGCCGATAATATCTATACTGCTATAAATGCACATGCAGATTTTACTGCTACTAATCCGGCAGCCAATGTAATTACAGTTACTAGAGTTGTTAAGGGTACAACTAATTTAGCAGCTACTTCAACGGACTCAGTACGATTAGCTATGACTGCTTTTCAAGCAACGGGAACCACTGTTACCACTACTGGTAATGTAGCTTCAGCTTACCTTGGTTTTAATTTTACAAGTCTTTATACTTTATCAACTCAATATTTAAGAGAACCTGGCAAAGTAGGTGGATTAGTATCACTTACTGCAGGCAGATTACAAGTAAGAACTATGAGTTTTGATTACGCTGACACAGGCTTTTTTCAAGTAGTTGTAAGTCATGATAATAGAGATGATAAAACATATACCTTTAATGGCTATATTATTGACAGCTCATCTTCTTTAATTGAGCGCCCAGTGCTGACCAATGGCACCTTTAGGGTTCCAATACAAGCCCGAAATACAGATCATACAGTGTCTATCAAGTCTAGCTCATACTTGCCCGTAAACTTAGTATCAGCAGAAATGGAAGGCTTTTATTATAGGAGATCTTCACGTGTCTAAAGTACCTACAGTAAGACGCGCTAAAATAACAGATGCAGTTTCTTTATCAAAAAATTTAAAAGAATTAGATAAATTAGAAATTAAGTACAGCCACGACGACGAACCTATCGATGCTTTAATGTCTTGCTTTGATCAACAGTCAGCAGAAAACTTTTCTATTGTGGGAGATGATGGTGAAATTTATGGAATGTTTGGCGTTAATGATGATCCAGAACTAGAAGGCTACGGAGTAGTTTGGTTATTATCGTCATCAAAATTACAAAAGTTTCCTATATCATTTTTTAAAGAATCAAAAAAGTGGATAGAAAAATTACATACAAAATATGATTATATTTATAACTTTGTATATGAAAAGAATTGGCAGTCTTTAAAATGGCTGCAACTATGTGGGTTTGAACCTATAGCTACCAAAAAAATTGGTAAGTACAAAAAGAAATTTATACTAATAATGAGGACCAAAGAAGAATATGTGTGAGCCAACAACTATAGCATTAGCATCCTTAGCATTTAGTGGTATGCAGCAAATATCAGCACATAAAAATGCTAAACAGCAAGCACGAGATCAACAAGCGCGAAATAAAGAAGCTAGGAAGTCGTCGCAAAGAGCGTACTTATCAGACTTAGCAGAACTAGATAGGAAACAATTTAAGCAACAAAAAGAAGCTCAAACAATTAAAGAAGAAAAAGAATTAGAATTAATTAAGAAACAAGATAAAGCAAAACTATTAGGCATGGAGCGTGGATCAAATAATGTAGAAGCAGCACTAAGAGATATAGGTTTTGACTATGAGAAAACATTTGATTCTATAGGTGCCGATGTTTACGACTCTAATATAAATAATATATTTGGCTACGATGATGCTTATGCAGCTATGCAAAGATCATACTCACAAATACCTGATGTTTATAAACCGTCTGATATGGGACTAGCAATAGGACTTGCAGGTACTGCTGTGAGTACATACGGCAATTTACAAGGTGGTAAATACGGTAAATCATCAGCAAGCGATTTAAAAGCAGATCCTTTTAAAGGTAAAATACCTGGAGGTAGTAACTACTAATGGCATATCAAAAAGGATTTTTTGGAATAAGTAAAGTTGGCACTGATACTGGTGCAAGGCAATTAGTTAATGCTTTAGGTACAATGAGCAAAGGCTTAGAAACTTTAGCAGTAGCAGAAGGCGAAAAGCAAGATAGAAAAGTAAAAGCTAAAGCAGAGCAAGCAGCAAGATCTGATAATTTAAAATCATATCAAGATGGTGTTGATGCAGGAAGTATTGATGCTACTAAATCTGAATTCTATATAGCAACATATGACAACATTAAAGGACAAGCAGCAGGTATTGAATACAATCAGAAAAAGAATTTAGCTTATGCAGAATTTTATGCTAAACAAACTAATGAAGATAATGATGATGTTGATGGATCAGGATATATGGGTTGGTCACAGGACTATGATAAAACATACATGGAAAGCAATAAGCATCAAAGTAACTTTTTCTTAAAAGGCTTTGATCCATTTATTAGTCAAACAAACCAAAACTTAGGTTCAAGTTATGCTAAGCACAATGGTCAGCGCTTAAAAGAAAAAGGTAAATTAAATTTATCTTTAGTATTAGAAGCTAGCTTAAAAGACACAATAGGTAATCCTGACGCACAAAAAGAAGTATTAAACAGTATAGAAGCTAAAGTAGAGCTATTACGTTTTGTGCCTAAAAATGAAATGAATCAAACAATTGTTAATGCTTATCAAAATGTTATAGCAGAAATAGCTGACAAAAATTCATTAAATGCTGATTATGCAAGTGCGCTTGATTTAGCGTATGCAGTAAAAGATTATACAAGAGCTAATGGTTCAAAATTATTAAGCGGTAAAGAAGAAAAAGACTTTGATACATATATTGATAGTTTACAAGCTGAAAGAATGACTTATGAAAAAAATAGAATTAAAGCAACACAGGCAGAACATGTAGCTAATTATGTTCAAGCGCAAATAACTACAGCTAAAGGAAAATTTATTAACTCTGTTTATAATACAGATATATTAACAGATGGTAATGCTATATGGGCAGAATTAGAACCAGAGTTTAATCAAAAGTATCATAAGTTTTTAATGGCACATCCTAATTCAAGTGATGATATTAAAAAAGATGTAGCACAACAAATGTTAATGGATATGTCTCGTAAATACGAAGATGTTGAAGTTGATGGTGGTGGGGCTGGTTTATTTTTAGATGGTTGGAGAAGTGATTCAACATTTAATGTACGTGGGCGCACACCTAATTTAGCTAAAGCAATCAAAAAATTAGGCTTTGATAAAAAAGTAATGACTATAACATCGCCAAACGGCGGTACCTCTACAAAAATGATGGATATTCCGTTACCAGCAGATACAGAAATTAATGCAGGTTTTATTTATAACAGGACTGGAAGTGAACATATATGGTCTTTAATGCGCAATGCTGGATATGTAGATAGACAAGGACGCTCAACAGTTGAAGTAGATAAAAATGGTGAACCAGCAAAAGCCACTTTAATAGATTTACAACGATTCTATACAGAATATAAAGCATGGGATGGAGAAGAATAATATGGCAGATCTTTTTAATTTAGACGAATTAGATCAACAAGTAGATAAAAGAAAATATGTTGTGCCTAAACAAAATGAAATAATTGAAAATATAGGTTGGGAAGATCCTAGCATACTTGATTATGGACAGGACATTTTTATGTCAGGTTTACAAGGTCCAGTAGATGCTATGGAAAACTTTGATGACTATATGCAATCTATAGTACCTGCAGGCTATGTTCAGTTTACTGACGCTCAAGGTAATTTTGATTTAGATTATATACCCCCAAGTAAAGTTACAGATGAAATGATAAGGCACAAAATGCTACCAACTATTCACGATCCAAAAACAGCAGCAGGTCACTTTTCAAAAGGTGTTACACAGTTTTTATCTGGTATGTACTTACCTACCAAATTTTTAAAAGGTGCTGGACTAGGTGGCACAATGGTTAAAGATATGAGCAGAGGTATGACTTCTGGAGCTGTATCTGATTTCTTTGTTTTTGATCCTAACGAAGGCAACTTGTCTAACATGTTAGTTGAGCAGGATATACCATTATTAAACAATGCAGTTTCAAAATATTTAGCAATTGATGGTGATGACACTGTAACAGAAGCAAGATTAAAAATGGTGGTTGAAGGTATATTTCTTGGTGGACCGCTTGAAGTATTTTTTGGAATAAAAGCAGTAAGAAAAGCTAAGTTTGAAAAAAACTTTGAAAAGAAACAAAAAATATATGATGAGCATTCCAAAGCTATAGATGATGTTAAGCGTAGCAAAAAAACTAGAAGAGTTAAAAAGCTATTAGTAGAAGACAATCCGTCTATAAATACTAATGAAGCTATTAAAGAATTTAAAATAACTAAAGATACTACTGAAGCAGACATAGAAAACTTATTTGAAAAGATTTTTAATAAAAAAGGTTTTAGAGATGTTAAAAGTCTTATGGCAACAATTAAATCTGTAGCACAACTTTTTACTAAAGAAGAAGCTGCGTTTTTAAAAGGCAATAAAAAACTAGAAAATAAATATGCTAAATGGATGGGCGAGCGTTTAGGTGAAGATGTTGAAACTGTTTTAAAAACTATTAAAGCAGATGGAGATGCTGCAGAACTAGGTATATTCAAATTAATAGCTGGTAAAAAAGTTATGCAAATACTTGGAAAACAATTAGATGAACTTTCAGTTAATCATACAAAAAAATATGATATACAAAGAAAGAAAAGAGGTACAGACGCACATAAAAAATCTTCAGAACAGATATTAGCTTTAAGAGGCCTTTTAAAACATATGACGTTAAATACTAAACGTATTATTACTGGTGCAGCTAGAACTACACAAGCAGGTAATATTAAAGTAGCGCGTGGTAAGAATAAACCTATTTTAGATATTGATAAAATGAATGACATCATAGCGTCACTTGATGGTGATGCAGATGCTATTGCAAGAGAAATTGCTGGTACTGATTTAGAAGATGCTGTAATTGATGTAGCTACAGAAACGCATAAAAATAAATATCTTAAAGCATTTCAATCTTTATATATTAATTCATTGCTTTCATCGCATTGGACACAATCCGTTAACTTAATATCGAACGCAGTTGAAGCAACACTTAAACCTGCTACTCAAATGATAGGTGGTGTAATGATGGGAGATAAAGCAGTTATATTAAATGGCTTTGCTCGCTATCGCGGCATGATTCATAACGCTACTGGAATGTGGGCAGGCATTGGGAAAGCGCTCAAAAATGGAGACGCTGTTTTAGACAAAAAATTAAGAACACAAGATTACTTAGATCTTGATGCTAACGGTAACGCTATATCACCTATTAGTGGAGAAGGCTTAGACTTGTCTGGCACAAAAGGAATGATAGCTGATTGGATAGGACACTTTGCACAATTTCCAAGTAGATTATTAATTGGTGGAGATGAATTTTTTAAACAACTAAATTATCGTGGAAAAGTTTATGCTAATGCAATTGAAAATGTAGGTAAAAGAAATATAGATTTAGCATCAAAAGAAGGTAAAGAACAGTTACAAAAAATATTAGATGATGCTTTTGATAGTCAGGGTAGAGCTAATATTAGTGGTGATTCAAATTACAAGTCTTTATATGAAGATGCTTTAGAATATTCAAGGGAAGCTACATTTCAAAAAGAATTAAAAGGAAATGAAAACTTTATCTTTTTAGGTGGTAATAAAGATTGGGGAAGCACTTTTGAACAATTTGCTGGCGATCATCCTAGTTTAAGATTTGTTGTACCTTTTATAAGAACACCAACTAACTTATGGCGTAATTTTGAAACGCATATACCTTGGCTTGGAATGAAAAGTAAAGTAATGAAAACTTTATATGAATCAGGACCAGCAGGTAAAGCTGATGTACTTGGTAGACAAGCATTAGGTACGTCTGTTGTTTTAGTTGGTTATGACTATGCAACTTCATATGAAACAGTTATACCTGAAGGCGAAGATGGTTTACCCGTTCAATTACCAAAAATGACGGGCAGAGGTCCAAGAGATTCTAAAACAAGACAGCTATGGAGAGCTGCAGGTTGGGCGCCATATTCAATATTAGTAAATGATGGTACAACAGAAAAACCTAAGTGGCGTTATAAACAATATAACAGAATGGATCCTAGATTTTATGCTTTTGGAATTATAGCTGATATTGCTGAATTTAGTAAAATGGAACCAGAAGCATTTGATGGTGGCGTAGCAGACGACATAGTTAATTTAGCAGCAGGTATTTTATCTTCTATTATGATTAATATTGGTGATAAATCTTATACTAAAGGTATAGGAGATACGATTGAAATGATGTCTGATCCTACACCAAACAGAACATCTTTATACTTTGGTAAAATGGCAAGTAACTTTGCACCATATGGAGCACTAAGAAGAACGTTTGAAACTGAACAAAAAGATTTTAGAGGATTTGCAGATAGAGTATTAGACGGCTTTAGTTATGGATTTTCAGACTTAGAAACTAAGCGCGATGTATTTGGTGAAAAAATCATAAGAGATAAAACAACTATTTACTTAACACCAAGTCATATTAGTAAAATTATACAAGGCCCGGCATTAATTGGTCGCGTTAAAGAAGTAGATTCTGAAATAAATGATTCTTGGGTATATACACTTCAAGCATTATCAGTTAAAGGTAAGCTAACACTATCACCACCACAGCAAATTATTAAAGGTGGAATGATTGATTTAGCTGAATTTAAAAATGATAAAGGTCAAACAGCTTTTGATAGGTGGTCTGAAATAATGTCAGAATTAGGTCTTAAAGAAAAGTTAAGACGTAAAGTTAATTCGGGTAGATTCCAAAGATCAACTGTTGGTAACAGAGATTTTAAAGGTCGAGCAGAAACATTAATTGAAAAAGAGTATAACAAAATAAAAGACAAAGCATACAGACAATTAGAAAAAGAATTTCCAGAGCTTAAAGATGTTAAACGCGATATTAAAAAAGAGCAGCGTTTTTACAAAAGAGGCTCAGGCGATGAAGAACGTACCAATCCTGGTAGAAAAAACGTTATAGATAAACTCATAGTCTATTAGCACTGTGACACGTTTAGATAACATAAACTATAAATACGGAGCAAACATAACATAAATGGCTAACTCATATGTCCAATATACCGGTAATGGCAGTACAACTGCATTCAGTATTACCTTTGACTTTATAGACACAAGTCACTTAGTATGTACTGTGGCTGGATCTAATACTGCTTATGTATTATCGTCTGGTAACACAGTCGCTACTTTAGCAACAGCTCCCGCTAATGGAGCAGCAGTAGAATTTAGAAGAACAACAAGTCAAACATCAAGACTTACAGATTATGTAGCCGGTTCAGTATTAAAAGAATCAGATCTAGATACCGATAGTA